ACGTAGTTAACCAAAATAGTGTTTCTGGTAATGAGTGTATATTTAGCTTATAGTTCGTTGACTTAGCTAAATTGATTTTAGTTGGAGTTATTCTAGTTTCTTGTGCCATATTAGTATTTATATCACCCAACTATAATATAAAAAGCCCCGCATCTTATTAAGACAACGGGGCTTAGAATAAGTTACCCAAAACTTGGGTAACGAGTTAACTATGTTATACGCTTAATCCTACAGACCTGCAACTGTGAACTTGCGGAAATAAGGATTAGCCGCGGCACTACCAGATGCGAATGGGTTATGAGTAAGACCGTAACGAGTCTTGAATCCCAAACGTGGCTGGAAGTCTTCTTCACCAATTGATTTCATCAATTGAAGCGGTACGTATGGACAATAGAAAAGTCCTGCATCATACATATTTGAACCTTTGTAACCAACTGTTACGCTATCGGCTGAGGCAAACTGGTCAATATATACTTTATATTTTCCACCCAGAGTACCTGCAAACACGTTATTAACGATATCAGGTTGATTTGCTCCAACATCCATATTTGGAACTGCTAATCCGGCTACCATATCGAGTGCGGACGCAACATCTGCACTACATAGTATCCAGTTACCACGGCCTCGACCAGTGTTCTTAGCAATAAGATTCGCTTCACGATTGATTTGGATCAATAGTGATTTGTATCTTTCACCACCCCAACGAGCTCCTCTATTATCAGTGGAGTCAGAGACATCAAATGTCCCTGCGTTAGCGGTTCCAGCGGTTGCTCCAGCAGTCGCTTGAGAAAGAATCAATTCAATAACTTCTCGATTAATTTCAGCAAGAATTTCAGCAGACAAAATGTTGCTTAATTCTGATTCAGCATCCAATCCGTGGATTGCTTTAAGGTCTTGAGCAAGTTCCAAAGAATACTTTGCTTTCAACGCACGAGTAGCGGCTGTAACGCTCGACTTCTCGATTGAGAATGACATTTCTTTGAATGCTCCGCCACCAGCAACAAAGCCACCAAGTGCTTCGCCATCGGCAGTCGTAAGTTGATTTGCTGTTCCTTCGTCACCTGAAAAGTCTACATCAGGTTGACCAGCTGGTAATGTCAATGCTTCAGCACCAGTACTAGCTTCGCCAGTATAGTGTGATTTCATAGCGAATATGAGACCGGTAGGTCCAGACATAGGCTGAACACCAATTGTATCATACGCCATAAGTTGAGGCATTGTTCTACGTACTAAAGAAATCAGGATTGGATCCCAATTATCTACGTTAGCACCAGTTACGTTGGCTTCTTGTAAAGCCTTTTCTTGATTTTCTAAAAGACGAAGTGTAATTGCACGTTTGGTAGCATCTTCGATCTTTGGGAGATCCTCGTGCTCCATAACTGGCTGCCACTTATCTTTAATCTCTTCTGATAAAAACATTTTGTTTTTCTCGTTTATAGTTGATAAATGTGAATTAGGCGCCTAAGACGCTTGGTTCTCTAGTTTGTGAAAGTGAAGCCATAACCTTCTTCATTGCATCAGTCATTACTCCTTCCGAGGATCCATTTGTACCCTCTTCCGCAACTACTTCGTCTTTCTCTGACTCTGAAGGAAAATAAGTTTCCTTTAAAGTGTTTAATTTTTCAGCATAAGTTTCAGCATCATCAAATTCCACACCTTCAGCTAAAGATTTCATCTTTGCTTTTTGTGTTTCGGTTAAATCTTTTGTAACTTCTCTGAAAATCTTTTCAGCGGATGCTTCCGCTAGTTTACCTTTTGCTTCTATGTTTTTATTCATTTCAGCATCAAGGCTTTCCTTAAGAGATTCAATCTCTTTAGCTTGCTCATCTACTACATTGTATCGTTCATCTGGAATTTCAATGTAATTATCAGCAAACAATTTTTGCATTCCACTAACAAAACCTTCTAGTATTTCGTTTTTCTGCTCGTGTTCGATAGCCTGACCATTTTCCTCAATGTACTCGGAAACCATATAGTCAAGATAACCATCTAGTTTCTCTGTAATATCGGCAAGCTGATCGGCTGTCTGCTCGGTAAGTTTAGCTTCCATCCTTTCTTCGATAGATGCAAGATTCTCCTTAACCTTGGCTTTCACCGCAGTTTCAAATACAAGTTTTGTTCGTGCTTTAAAATCTTCTGTCAAATCTTGACCGTCAAACAATGCGTTAACATCGTCCTCTACATCAATTTCAATTTCAACTTCTTCTTTTTTGGCAGATTTGGTTTTCTCTTCTACTTCGTCTTCTTCATCTTCGTCCGCTTCATCCCCATCGGCTTCATCGTCATCATCGTCCTCATCTTCATCTTCGACAACATCGACTTCGCCTGAACCAGCAACTTTAATCTTTTTCTTCTTTAAAGGCTTGGCTTTTGGCTCTTCGGCTTCTTCAAGAGAATCGGCGTCTGACATTTCAGAATCTTCAGCAACCATTTCCAGGTCCCCCTTCTCTAAAAGTTCATCGGCCTCTGACTGTGTTATAGAAGTATCGGAATCTTCTCCCTCGCCTTTCCAGACTTGAGACTCTTCATCCAAAACCAACATTTCGCCAGTTTCTGTTTTTAACTTCATCAGGGTTCTCCTAATCCAATTGATTAATATATAAATTTATAAATGAATCATTTCTGATTATCTATATTTATAAAACTTGTTACTTTAACAGTAGCAAATTACTACAACTTACTTACAAAATCTTCAAAAATAGTCGCTTCCAAAGATGTTAATCGATCTTTTGGTGCTTTCTTTATGATTTTTTTATATTTCGCAATCTCAACTTCTTGAATTGCGCCGTTCGCCCATATCCACTCTCTGCCTTCCATAATACCATTAACAAAAGCATCGGGTGCTGATGGGTCTGCGACAATATCCGCGGCAGTAGCAAGATAAAAGTCATCTTGTACTTCCTGAATTCCTTTTTTGTTCGCTTTAAGCGAACCCATACCACGAGAGGACACACCAAGTTGGGCACCCTCTTTGATAAGACTTTTGACAATATTTCCGTGTGGAGTATCAGAAACTTTCGCTCTACCCATATAATTACTTCCTTCTTGCTTCAAAGAGGTAATCATATGAGATACCCTTTCCAGATTGATGGTTGGTCCTTCAGGATGTCCTAATTCACCAAATGCACGTTTCTTATCGATGTATTCTTTAGTATAACGCTTGACCTCTTTCTCCATAATCTTACCAGGATAAAATCGTCCATTTTTATTCTTTAAATCTGCTTGTAGAAATATACCCTCTATATAGAGGTCTTTTCCATTAGCTTCACTAATATACTGTACTGAATCATTAATTTCCGAGATTAGTCTCATCTTCCTCCTCGTTTGTGCCCTGGTTTTGTTTTAGTGAACTTAGAATGAACCTTACCACCATAAACTTTTTGGGCATTAGCAATTTTAGATTTATTTACTTTCTGCCATTTCTTTCTTATCTTGAGCCGTCTGACTTTATTACCACCCTTTTTACGCTCAATTTTATCTTTCAGCTTGCCTTGCCGGTTTTGAAATTTCATCCGGTCTTTATTTTTTTGCGTTTGGCGCCGTTGCTGAGTATTTCTAGCTTTAAATTCTTTAAGACATTCTTCTTCTTCGGCTTCCAATTCAGCCCGCTCATAATTAAGTAGTTTAGACCATTCCGCCTCTGACCATTCAACTATGACTACATCATCATCAAATGATAATGCTTCCTCATCAAATTCTGAAAATTTAATTAGGCTCATTTTCCTCTTAAAATCCTTCTGGCGACATCTCGAATATCTTCTTTCTTGTCCTTTTTCTTTTTGTTATCAGTTGGATTATCATCATCCGTAAAGGCCTTTGCTTTTTTGTCTCCAAAATTAGCAATGTTTTCGTCTTTCTTACCTACTGGAGACTTATCTTCATCATCATCATCCGAGTTGTTTTTCTTCTTAGCATCAATGGCTTTCTGAAGAGCTGGTGGTAATGTACCTTCGTCTTGTTCAACTTCCTCTTTTTTACCTTTCTTCGCGGCTGCCTTTTTAGCATCATTCTTAGCTTTCCGGGCTGCATTTCGACCATCTTTCTTCTTGTCGTAATTTGAGCCGAGTTTGGATTGCCAACTCAAATCCATCTCATCCTTTTGTTCTACTTCCTCATCGACTTCTTCATCGTGAGTGTGTTCTTTATCTCCACCAGGATGAGTATGGACAGTACCATCTTCGTGAGTATGTTCTACGCCATCTGGATGACCTTCACAATTTTCTTCTATGCTTTCATTTTTAGACCTTTTGTGCCAGCTTTTTTTGTTTGATTTCGCAAATTTCTCTAACGCTTTAGTACCCTTATCAGAATTTTTCCAATAATCATCGCTATCACCGAATCCGTCTATCCAGGCCTGGGCAGCTTTTACAGCCATCTTCTTGTCGTCCCACACGTAGTCGTCCAACATCACACCAGCTCGCCCTTCAAATCTGCCTGCTTGAGCAGTAAAACCAGACTTAGAGTGTGTTGGGTTTGCCATCGCTTTAAAATCTTTGGATGTAAGCGGTTTTGATCCGGCTTCATCGAGAGAGTCAGAAGTTTTGAACATATTTTTAGAGAGGCCGTCTTTTATTTCCGTCACTCTTGCATCAATCCTATTGTCCAGTTCCGAAGTTAATACATCTTTGAAATCAGTAGGCTTTTTGTCTCGTGCGAGTTGCACAAGTTTTTCTAAATTTTCATTAATCATAATAATTTATCTCCTAGTATAAATCTGGTGATTCGCCGGGTTTACCATCTTCACCTGTTTTGGCTTGTTTATCGGCTTTCTCTTTTTCCATTTCTTTATCTAATACATCGATATCTTCTTCGGTCTGCATTAGAATGTTTTTTCTTACCCATTCGATTGAGTAATAACGACCTATCATCTCTCCACTTGATATAGTATCAAGCATTTCAATTCTTGAGGTCATCATCTCAAGTTTCTTGAGTTCTGTAAAATATCCATCGTCTTCAAAGATGAAATTGATATTCTCTTGATAGACGTTCCACTCACCTTTATCAATAATCCCTTTCGCAAGGAGCTGAGTTCTTAATAATGAATAAAGTAAATCAGAGAATCGTTTACGCAGTTTTGTTACATATTTAGTAAACTTAATTTCATCTCTTGTTATTTCACCTGATCTGGATATACTCCAAGATGATTCTGTATCCATTCTACTGGCTGGAACGTGAAGTGACTGATATACTTTCTTCTGAAAATATTGTACATCATCCATATCACCAAGATTTTGTCCTCCTGGTAATGTTTCTACTTCAGTTCCTCGACCACCTTCTTTTCTGGGTAGCCAAAAATCTTCCATCATTGACATTGTATCTTTACCATTAGCTACAGTACCAGTGCTTGCATCATAAACCATCTTATTCTTAAACTTGTTCATAATGTTACGGAGGTACTGTTCCGCTTTTGTTTTTGGTAAATTACCAACATCAATATAAAACACCCTTCTTTCTGGTGCTCTTGTAATCCGATAAATAACCATTGAGTCTTCTAACATTCTCAATTGGTTAATCGGTTTCATTGCTTTATGAAGATAGGAAAGAACAACTTCTTTCTCTTTATCATATAGTCCGGAATCAGCCGTTGCGACTGCCTCCATAGCAACTTTCAGGGTTTGGGTAATTCCTTTACTCTCCTTAGTATAAATCCAATATTCTTCAACCCCTTTTACTATCTCAATTCCATCCTTATCTTTTTCTTTGATAATCTCTTTAATTTTCTTGATATTAGTGGAGTCAATATATCGTAACTCCTTAATACCTTTCTTGACATTATCGTTATCAAATATAATATGATAATGAATTGCTCCATCTTCATACCATCGTCTGAATATTTCAGGTCCAGAACGATTAAACTCTAATTTCTTAGAGATAACGTCAAATTCTTCAGCGACCATATCTTTGATATTCTTAGGCACATCAACCGTGTCTAGTTTATCAAGATATATTGTTACTGGATCCTTATAAGGATCCAGCACTATTGCTTCGTTAACTATGTCATCAATTGCTGATTCGGCTTCTGGCTGTCTAGCACAAAGCCGGTATTTAGCAATTAACTCTTGCTGTGTTTTAAATGCGGTGTCGAAATTAACAGAGAAGGCGTTTATTCCTCCTCCGTCAATTACAGTAGAACCATCGTCCAGGTTTGGTGCAACAAAGGACTTACTCCCCTTTTCCACCACAGATGAGCCGATTTTCTTCTCTATCTTATAACCAAATAGTTCCATATCACCAATTGTTGTTATTTAAGTTAGTATATTTGAGTATATTTATACGACTCAAATAACAAACAGTATTAATTACCTAATACGGCTACATCACCGCCATCAACTCCACCATCATCCCAAGATACTGCAAATGTTACAGTATATTCTTGAATGGCATCTACTGTTTCCCAAGAAAGGTCTATTGCTCCGACTTCGCTTGGCCAACCATAAATACGTACAGAGTGATCACTATTTTCTCCGCCACGATTAATTGGTTGAACTGTGATCTCTCGATGAGCTTTAGAAACATCATCGATTGAAAAGAAATCAGTAAATGATTGGATCGACCTTTGCCAACCCAATAGGGCTTCACGAACAACGTATGCTTCGTCATTGATAATTGTTGCCGTCCAGTCTGCAAATGTTCTATCACCAGGAACTTTCATCTTACGATTCTGATAAGGAACTTCGACTACACCAACAGTAGTTGCGGGTAGAGAAGCCGTCTTTATCATCATTGTAGTATCCATTTGTGCGATAGAAACTTCAAACAAGTTAGGACGAGCGTAATCACCTGAATACTGGGTATTAAATTTTGTTATATCCATTTAGTTCTCCTATACTTGTCCAATCACTTCAGCAAAATCAACACCAGTCTTTGTAGCAACAAAGTTAAGTGTGATAAAGTTGATTGATTTAGAAGGTTTAATAAACATACTAGCTACGAATTGATTTCCGTCAATGACTTCAGGCGTATTATTGCTTGCATCACATTGAACATAAAAATCATACATTCCTTGCCTTGCTTTAATTCCATTGAGATATGGATTAACCATATTCAAGAAATTCTTACGGGTGAATTCGTTGTTGAATTCAAACAAGAAGTATTTCGCGGATATTGATATCGCTTTTTCCAAGATAATGAACAATCTGCGAACATTGATTCTATCGAAAGCACTAGGTTTAACTAGCAGAGTTCTATCTCCCCAGAGGACTGTGCCTTGACCTGGAAAAGTTACAATCGGATTGATTCCGTTAGGAAGCATATACAATTGATCTCTGTGTGCTAGAGTCGGTTGATAAGCAAGTTTTACAACTCCCTTAATCTGACCACGATTAAGACCACCTGGACTCCACCAAGCATCTCTTACGCTATCAGTATGAGCCATTAACCCTGCTACATCACCACTGAATCCAATCCAGCGGTATGTGTCAGCGTAGACATCATAAACGTATTTGTAGTTTCCATCAAGAGTACCGTAAGATGAAGCAGAGTTAAATGCTACATCGGTTCTCCAAGCAACTACATTGTTAACTGCGTTAGTGGCTCCACCAACATTAACAACTTCTTCTTTTGGAGGTGATACAATAGCAATACAGTCTTTACGACCTTCTGCTACTACCTCGATGATGTACTTAGAAACAGTCGCTACTTGGGCTGAATTCTCGTTAGAGAGTCCTCCTGCAATTGCGAGTGAGATATTAACTTCATCAGCGTTAGCAAGTAAATCCCAACCCTGCATATACTCATTAGCACCGACAGTACCTGCATCCACTATTGGGATCCAAGTATTTCCTCCGGTTTCACAATCATTTTGATCATCGTTAGAACCGTCATCACAATGAGCGGGAACTTCAGCCGAAACTGCTATTCCGCCAGTAAATGTGTGTGTTCCAGCGCCAGAATTAGTCACATTTGCTGTAACAATCCAAACTAACTTAGACATCTGATTGAGAGTATCCATAGCCCAGATGTTTCCACCGTCGCTATTTTTGTCTCCTTGTGCTAAACCCACAAGATAACTTTCTACTACTTCGGAATCAACTACTACGACTACTGCCATTTCGTTGTTACCAGTATCTGGTTGCACATCAAATGCTCCCTTATACTGCCAGTCACCCCAAGTACCAGAGCCATCGTGTGTTTCTACACTAATGCCATTTCCGTATGTACCAGGATATCGAGCATAAAAGCCTTCTGTCAGGGTACCGGATTCCAGTTGTGTTTCAAAATCTTCTTCGCCTGTGATTTGAGTTACGTTTCCAGAAGGCGCGGCATTCATCGCACCAGAATCAACTACTCGAACTACTTGAAGACTATTGGTGTACTTCAAGAAAGAGGCAGAAGAAAGAAACGCTGGAAATGTATCGTTGGTTGGTTTTCCAAAGACAGCAAGAAGGTCGGCTTCTGAGGTGCATAGATAAGGCTCAAATGCAGGTCCCCAAGTAAAACGACCGACTGTACCACCTAAAGAAGTAGCAACCGCGGGTATTGACGTAGACAAATCAATTTCTTTTGTCTGAACGCCTGGGCTTAATTGAAATCCCATCGTTTTTCTCCTATATAAAATAAGTGTTCAATTATGGCTTTACCCCAATCGTTTTACCGTTATTGAATTATTATGCGATAATTCCGACGAGGTATGAAAAAGAACTTCTTCTTCATCCATTATAACTATTTATAATTTTCTTATTTTCAAGTTATAGATTAGCCTTCAATGTTTCCACATATTTTGCTATAGCGTGAGTTAAACCATCCGTTTTAGAAATTAATCCGTTATCATTATCTTCTCCCCAATCTAAAGTCTGACTATCTATAAAGAGCCCGGTATGAGCATAAGGCCAAGGAGGAGTAAAAGGGATAGGATCGCTAAGACGAACCACGCGCCAATGAGTGGGCTGTCCTTCAGACATAACTTGATTAGAGACTTTTGGCGATCCGTAAGAGTAAATTTGAACATTTTTTCCTCTTTTGTGAAGCCACATTCCTATTATTTGTGCAACGGCACCACCTAAACTGTGACCTGTAACGTGTACCGTATGTTCAAGGGGATATCTAAGAGTTTGTCCTTGAATAGTATTTCTTCCTGTCGTGGTTGAAGTGTCTATAATTTGCATTATAGTTACAGCGGCATCCCTAAATCCTTTATGGAGATAAATTCCCGTGCGTTCATCACTTACTAACCTCACATCAATGTCAGATTCTACATTACTTTTATTTGCCGTACCTCTAATAACAATTATTGATATTCCATTATCTTGTTTTACCTCAAATGCAACTTCATCTTTTTGATCTCCACCTTCATCATAAATTGCTTTACAATATTCTGCGTGTTCAATGAGAGAGTCTAAAGTGACTGGTAAATTTGATTTATCACCACTACCCAAATCATTATGTTTTACATCATCTTTATTGTGTTTTGCACAACTACTAAACAGTAGAATCGTTATTAGTATTATGAATTTCCAGTTCATCTTTCTTTTTCCAAGCAGTGGCACCTAATATAGCTCCAAACGATAAGTGAAACATTGCTCCAGCTCCTAGAGTGAGTGGTTCCCATCTAGTTACATCACATTTCACTCCGGCTGGATATCGAACTATATCATTACAATGTTCTTCCATTTTTAAATTCCATATTAAAGGAGCAACAAAAAAATCAATCAGGCAAATAAACATATATAACAATGCCGCCCAATCTCTCCAATGTCTGTTTATAGTTTTATTTATTGTCATTTTTCTAAAAACTGTGAATTTGCCAGACTTCTCCACCTTCAACTGTATATTTGTCCTCATCAGTTTGACCATCCTCGATGAATCCGAATGGAGTCAAGTCATCTTCTATTTCCTTCATTTCGCTATTATATAATCTGTTCCTCACATCAACATTGTTTAAATCTTTGAATAGTTCTTGGGTAGTGAACCAAGAAAACAATACAAGACTCATTACTAG